CATGACTGCGGCGTCCTGCATCAGGTGCGCCCCTACGGCCCGCGCGCGGCCTGGGTGTGCGTCGGCTGCACCAAGGTGTCGCCCCAGCATCAGGCGGAAGCCAAGGCGCTGGAGGTGGCAAGGCAGGCGAAGCTGAGAGGGGAGGCCGAGGAATGCGTATAACGCCGATCGTGCCGCTGCTGAAGTTGGCGGACATCTCGATGCCGGCCGAACCGGGCCGCCCCAGCATTGGCCTGCACGTCGCCCAGGTGCTGCCCGGCGACCCCCGGTTCAGCCTTGTCGTGCGCGGCATCGGGCCGATCGATACGCTGGAAGCCTTGATCGCCCAGGTCGATCAGGCCATGACAGAACTGGATGCGGTGCGGGCTGAAGCGCGCCGGATGATCACGATCCTGGAGGAAACGACAGCATGACCACAGAGATGACCACAGAGCTGACCACGGAGCCGACCACAGACCTAAACACGGGCCTGACCACAGACCTGACCCTGGGCACAACGCAGCCCATCATCACGACCATCGCCATCACCAGCGATGCCGACCGCAAAGCCGCTTTGGAGGAAGCCGACCGGCTGTCTGGAGCGCTTGCCAACTCGCCGGACGGACAATTGCGCCGCGACCTGATGACGGCGGTCAGCCGCTACGACGCAGCCAAGATCCGGAGCGTCATCGCCGAGTTCGAGGAGACGCACTGGGCCCCGGCTTCCGTCCCTTCCGCCCCTTCCGCTCAGCACGACGCCATCATGCAGTTCTTCGCCTTCGAGCATCTGCGGCCGGAGTTCCAGGAAACATCGCGGATGTTCGCCAATCTGGCCTACTGGATCGAGGCCAACCTGCCGCGCAACGCCGAGAGATCGGTCGCGCTGAGAAAGCTTCTGGAAAGCAAGGATGCCGCCGTGCGCGCCAAGCTGATCCGGGACTGACCATGCCAGAGCACCCGATCACCAGCGTCGATCCGGTGACCCTCGCCGTGGCCAGGGCGATCTGCTTGACCGAGTTCGGCGACGAAGAAGCCTACGGGCCGCTGAGGTGCTGTCAGGTCGGCGGCACCGAAGGCTGCTGCCTGGATGCCGCCCTTCCAACAGCCCACGCCGCCATCGCGGCCTACCAGAACGCAACGAAGCCGAACCATGAAACCGCCACTACTCCATAGCTGGCGGATCGAGGAATCCGCCTTCGGCCAGACCATCGTCACGGGGCTGGACAGCAGCGGCGCGCGGCATACCCTGGCGCTGCTGTGGTGGTGCGATGGCCGGTTCGGCACCGATGCCGGTGTGTTCCGGCAGGGCTTCGAGTGCCATCAAAGCAACTTTGCGTTGGGACGCTAGAACAACATGGACACGAATACCTATAAGTGCCCGGTCTGCGGCCTTGAGTTCACAGGAGACAAAGCTGGCCAGAGGATGTGCGACGGCCTGACCAGAAGCTGGTTTGTCCCAGGGCCTCAAGGCCAGTCAGTCCGCATCGTTATGCACCCGCCGGCCCGCGTCGTCCTGGCCAACAGCCGGCCGTCGCCCCTGATCGGGCCGTACTGGAAACAGGGGGCCTGAGTGACTGTGCTCGAAGCCCAAGGCGGTCAGGTTGAGCGGGCCTGGAGCCATCGCCATGCACTGACGCTCTGGTTGGAACATGCCCTGTACCATGGGCAGGCCGCGCGTGGCGCCGTGTTCCGGAAAAGCTACCGGGATCTGGGCGCAATCTCGGCCGCATGCGAGACGATGTTTCCCAACCATGGCGCGGCACTCAGTCCAGAGGATCGGACGTGGCGGTTCCGGAATGGCGCGACCCTCAAGCTTCGGGGCCTCGCCAGCGTAGAGGACGCCTGGGAACACGCCGGCCATGCTTACACCATGCTGATCTTCGACGCGACGCCAGAGTGGCAGGACGATGCCCGGCCGCTCCAGTATATGCTGTCAACCCTGCGCTCGGCAGACGGTGTGCCGACACGGTGCATCACGATCGGGGAGATGGTCGGCAGGGTCAGTGGCCAGTGAAGGAGCCTTCGATGACGAGCAACATATCTCGACTCCAGTTCGAACTGACCAGAGCGGTCATGGACAAACTGTCACTCCCCCCGATTGTCGAAGTGACCCTAACAGGCAAGAACCTGCCCGACTGGCTGCGCGAGCCTCGTCGGGCCGAAGTTGCCGTCAACCGGGATCGCGCTTCGGCAACGTTCTCCGCGTCATGGATCGTCGTGGATGCCGGGAGGTACTATCCCGACACCGCTCACATTGCCGACCCGGAGACCCGACGAAAGATCTGCGAGTTCGCCTTCAGCCTGGATCGTCCCGACTGCGACCACGACTCCGTGATCCAGTTTCACGGCTATATCAAACCACGGCTGTAGCGTCAGTGGCCGGTGATGTTGCCTTCGACAACGCCGCGACCGCCGGTCATGGTCAGCTTTCGTCAGACATGTCACGGGATGCCTTCTCCAAACACGCCTGAATGAACCATTTGTTCTCCGATAGGCGAGTGTGAAACTTGTCTGGATGGTGGATTATCGCCTGCTCGATCTTGTCCCACTCGCTGGGGGTCATCCTCATGATCTTGGTTATGAAACCATCTCTCCTCGGCTTGGACGAAACTACCTTGGAAGCCCGATCCTTATTGGCCTTGGTGGTGCTCCGGATATAAGCAACAGCAGGAGCTGAGGCTTTCGCAGATTCAAGTGCCGCTGCCAAGATCTCCGGCGTCAGATCCTTGTCGCTCTTGGTATGATTGCACCGTGAACACGCCGGGAGCAGGTTCTCAGGTACAGCCTTCCCTCCCTTGCGGTCAGGGATGATGTGATCCAGAGATGTCGCCTTTTCCTGTCGCCCCTCAATGGCGCAGTAGAAGCACATGCCTCCATATACGGCGAAAATCGCGCTTGTAAGCTCTGGGTCAAAGTTTCTGCTTTCCATTGACAGCTACCATCCATTGAATCATGATGCTATCATAAAGATAGCACAATGATGGCCAATTAGAAAGCTCTTCAATGGAAAGAAAGCGTAAGTTCCGCGTGATGGACAGCACCTTCCTGCTGTACCGGCTGGTCAACAAGGTCAACGGAAACGCGTATATCGGCATCACGTCGCGATCACTGCATGGCCGGTGGCTTGAACACAAGTCGGATGCGATGTGCGGCAAGAGCGACCAGCCGATACACCGGGCGATCAGGAAGTATGGTCCAGAGAATTTCGCGATGGAGTTGCTGGAAGCGGCGGAGTCCTGGGAGGCGTTGTGCCAACGGGAGATCGATGAGATCGCGCTGCACAGGAGGGAGCGGACGATTTATAACGCAACCTGCGGCGGAGAGGGGACGTTTGGCATTGATCGCACTTACACAACGGGAGACAACAACTGGCGGCGCCGCACACCAGAAGGTCGCGACCATTTGAGGGGCGAGAAAAATCACATGCACAGGCCAGAGCAAAAGGAGCGCATGAGAAATTTCAATCCAGCCAAAGTTCCCGGCGTGATGGACTGCATCAAAGGTGATTTGAACCCAGCCAAGCGACCGGAGGTTCGCGCGAAGATTAAGGCGAACAATGCCTTCAATGACCCCGCCCGACGAGATGACGTTCGAGCAAAATTAAGCGCGTCAAAAAAAGGGAAGCCTGCACCTTGGATGGCAGGAGATCGCAATATTCGAAGGCAGCCCGAGGAAAGGGCGCGCATTACCGGTGGAGGCAATCCGAATGCCAAAGGAGTTATCGTTCATGGAGTTGTTTACGGAACCCTTATGGACGCAGCCAAGGTTCTTGGATTTGCAACCGGAACTCCAGTGAAGAGACGGATTGAGGATGGAGTTCCGGGATTTTGCTGGGCAGATCAAGTGCCTGAGCAACCTCAGAATAAGATTAGCTACACAGAAGAAAAGCGCGGACAGTTATCTTTCATAAATTCGTTAGTGCCCAGTGATTGATCCCTCAACAACCCCTCTCCCCCCAGTCATACAGGCGTACCTAACATCATCTAAAACGTGATCTTCTTGGTCTGTGTCTATATCATCAGGCTTGTTCTCATCCCTCTGTGCAACCGGGACTGTTCTGGCGAAGTGAATGCACGTTTCAAACGCCCACAGTCCTGGTTTCTCGGGAATATCCGCCCCAGCATTCTCCAGCATATCTCGAACTTTCTGCCAACCGGCCACACGATTATTGTCAGCCATGTTGAAGAGCAGATGGTGACCAGCTTCCCGCGCCCCGATTTGCATTTCCGAGAAGATCGACTGCCGTCCATGCTGTGAAAAAATTGCCGGGTCAGCAACGCACCCGGAGAAGTTTCTCCCCTGTGATCGGTGGCCGATGCCGGCACCAAGGGCAAGGTTAGTCAGCCTCAATCCTTCGTTCGGACGAATGTTTCCAGCCACGTCGGTCGCCACTGTATACCACTCATCCATGCGAATAAGGCTGCCGCGAGGAAAGACAAAGCCGTCCATTTCTTGGACTGGTGTGCCATCACTGATCGCCCAAATCCCAAGAGAGGCTGGAGCAGCAGACCCCCAGTCGAAACTGCGACGATAGCGCCATCCGTTAGGTATAGTGAACGGCTTAAGTAGATGCTTCTCAGGGTCGTACAAATCATCCAGCGCACCACCGCTGACGATGTCCCAATCCCCATACCTCCATGCTTTAACGAGAGCAGCATTGCCAGATTGCAGCAATCTGCG